AGTTCCGGGGCATAGCGCGCGCCGGCCGGGATCAACTCACCGGGGACAAGCGTGAGCGTGTCGTTGACGGTGGGAGTGGCGGGGCAGGTCACACGGCCGCGGATGAAGACGGGCATGGCACCGCTGGCAAGGGGAGCAAGCGGGGCGCGGCCGTCGGTCTGGGCGGTCGTGTGGGCGGAGGCGATGTTGGAATTGGTGTTGGCCATGGTGGTTTGTTCCTTTCGTTAGTGGTTGGTGGTTATGGCCGATCAGACGAGGCAGTTGATCTGCACGACTTTTTCCTCCTGCTCGCGGCCGGCTCCGATGCTGTATTGCGTGAGGAACTGGATGGCGTTGGAGAGGTCCGGGCGGCGATCGACAGTGGCCTCGATGTCCTGCCAGATGCCGAATTCGAGGGCGCTGGAGACGTAAAGCGGAACTTTCTTGCCGGAGACGTTGCCGCCGGCACCGGCGACGGTGGCGGTGGGGAGTTCGTTGTAAACGACGAAGTTGACGGCTCCCCAGCGGGTGAGGAATCCCTTGTCGTTGTAAACGGGCGGGCCGCCGAACTCGGTGGAGAAGAGGCGGTCCCCGCTGGCGCGGTTTGCTTCCTGACGGAGGCGGGCTTCTTCCTTGGCATCGATGACGCACCAGAGCATTTCGCCCATGGCGGCGACGTCCTCATTCCATGCCTCGGCGGCGGAAAGAATGCGGATGCCTTCGATGAGTTTGGGGGCGGTCATGCCGCTGTCCGTGTCGCTGCCGGTGTAAACGTAGTCCACGGGCACGATCTGGCCGGATGGAAGGGCGGTGGGAGTGGTGCTTCCCTGGGTGCCGACATGGGCATTGCCGAGGAGTTCGCCGATGATCACGTTGTCGCAGCGGCGCATGTAGGCGCGCTGGTGGGCGGTGATGATCTGGCCGGCACCGAGGATGCGCGGGGCGAGTTTCCGCTCGTCGAACTTGGATTCGAAGGTGGGAAGTTGGAATTCGCGCGGGAAGTAGAAGCGGCCGTCGACGTCGATCTCCTGCACGGCGACTTTCTTGAATCTTTGGCCCGTGATCTCTTCATCGTCCAAAGTGCCGACAAAGGCGATCTCCTTGGAGATGCCGGTGAGGCCGCGCTGGACGTTAACGGTTTTCATGAGACGCGAATCCTTTTGCTGGACGACGTCCCTGAACGAATCCGCGAATTGGTCGCGGAAGTAGGTGGGAATGGTGGGAGTGGACATAAGATGATGGAGTTGTGGTTAATGGAGGCGGTGGTGTTCCGGCTCGATTGTCCGCGCGGGCGGGTCGGGGCCATGCCCATTCCAGGGCGGGGCGCTCGATGCACGGCGGGGCTCCATCGGAGTTGTCCCTGTGAAACTGAGGCGGGGGTATGGTGCGGCGGGTGGTAGGAAAATTGGAATTGGAGGGGGGAAGAGTGCTGGAAGAGTGCCGCGTGATCAGTGAGCGGTGATCAGTGGAAGAGAAAAAAACGCCCGGAGGGCTGGGGAGCCGTCCGGGCGTGGTGATGGTGGTGGGGATTACTGCGCGGCTTGTTCGCGGAGGGTCTTCATGTGCTCGAAGACTTTGAGGCGATCGGCGTCGTTTTTGGAGTTGAGGAGCGGGGACCATTGGGGGTCGCGGCCGCCTTGGATGTCGGCGATCTTTTGGGCCGGTGAGCGGAGGTCGCCAAAGCCGGGAGGGGTGACGCTGCGGTCTTCGCTGGTGAGGCGAGAGACCTGGAGCATCATGCGGGCGAAGGCGGGATCGTTGGCGAGGTGGGCGACGGCCGCGGGATCGACGCCGGCGGATTCGGCGAGCTTGGTGGTGAGGTGGCGGACGGTGGAGGCGTTTTGCTGGAAGTCGGATTTCCACTCGGCGACGAGGGCGTCCTGGGCTTCTTTCTGGGCCTTGGCGGCGGCGGCCTGCTGGTCGCCGAGGCGCTTGCCGAGGATGGTGTTGAATTCATCGACGATGCCTTTCACCACGGCGGGCGGGGCGTGGAGGGCGTGGGCCTTGGCGGCAATGGCGTTGGCGAGGTCCGCGTCGAATTGCTCGGCGGGGATGTTGAGGGCCTCGGGGGTGAGGCCGTAGCCGTCCGGTTTCTCGGGGACTCCGGCGGCCTTGCGGAAGCGATCGACGGCGCGCGGATCGGCGGCGGCGGGATCGGCGGGGTATTCGACGCCGTTCTTGCGGAAGTAGTCGAGTTCGGTGATGAGGGACTTGATGTGCTTGTGCTTGCCGAGGTCGGCCGCGTGCGGGGCGAATTCATCGCCGAGGGAGAGGAACCAGTTTTCGCCAAGAGTGCCGTCGGGGTTGATGGCGGGGGGTGGTGGGGGTGGCGTGCTGGCCGGTGGGGTGGCGGGGGCTGCGGGCGGAGTGGCCGGTTGTGCGGGCGTGGAAGCCGGCGCCGGTGGTGCTTCGGTGGTCATGGTTTGGTGGTGTTGGTGAGAGAGGCGAGGCGGGCGCGGGCTTGCTCGGTGGCCGGGTTGTCGGCGTGGAAGGTGAGCATGAAGTGAATGCGCTCGGGGGTGCCGGCGTAAAGTCGGAGGAATTCGTCGTCGGGATCGTGGGCGGCGGCGTAGGCGAAGTAATCAGCCCCCTTGCTTCCGAGGACGTCGCACTTTGGCGGGCGGGCCGCCGGTGACGGGAGGTTTTCCGTCGGTGGGGGTGGACCCGTGGGCGGTGCGGGCTTCTTCGAGGTGGGCTTCGATTTCGAGGACGATGCTTTTGCGTCCGTCGCGCCAGAGGGCGTCATTGGGGTTTCCGCCGGGGGTGTAGGCGGGGCGCCGGGTGCCGGCGGCGGTGTGTAGGGATCTGAGGATGATTCGGCCGGCGGGAGATTCGAAGGTGGTGAGGAGGGCTTCGAGGTAGTCGCGGCGGGCTTGGGCTGCTTTTTGGTTGGCATTTTCGGGGTCCATGGTTGGTGGGCTTACTGCGGCAGCATGGCGGCGGCGCGGGCGGCTTGGTCAGGTCCGCCGAGGTTGCGGATTCCCTCGGTGGCGGTTAGGGCGGCTTGTGCCTGTGCTTGTGCTGCTTGGGCGGCGGCGATCTGCTGCATTTGCTCCGGGGTGCGGAGGAAGATGGTGGGCAGTCCCTTGGCGCGGAGGAGGTGGGGGGTGATGGTTTCCGGGTTGAGGGGCATGAGCCATGAGGGATCAATGGCGGCGAGCGGGGAGAGAACGGTGAGGATGTCGTTGAGCCCGGCAAGCTGGGATTGCTCCAGGGCGAGGGCCATGGCGGAGATGTATTCGACTTCCGGGTTCTCGATGAAGGGGCCGAGGTCGTCGCCCTGGATGACGGCGGCGGGGGGCTGGGGCATTTCGCCTTGGATGAGGGCGAGGGTGAAGCAACGGCGGAGGACGGGAGTGAGGAATTCCCGGACCATGTTGGAATAGATGGGGTGGAACAGTTCGCGGGATTCGCTGACGATGGCGGAGACTTGCGTCGCGGTGGCGTCGGGAGAGAGGCGGGAGATGGCGGAGAAGAGTTCGACGAAGAAGGCGTCCTCGATGGCGCGTTTCTTGTCGGCGGCGCGGTCTTTCCAGATGTCGTAACGGCCGGCGGTGAGCCACTCGCGCGGGGCGGCGTTTTCACCGGCGGCGGGATCGAAGGCGGTGAGGCCCATGGCGCCGAAGTCGATCTCGTCCTTCATTCCGGCGGGGTAGAGGATGCGCGGGAAGGCGGATACTTCGGCAAGGACGTCCTGCATTTGCTCCATGAAGTTTGCCTGGGCGGCCTCGGGGAGGGCGTAGTCGGCAGGGCCCCAGCCGTAGGGGGAGAGCGGGGTGGTTTGCCAGCGGGAGACGGCGATGGGGACGGAGTCGAAGCCGGAGTCGAGCAGGATGGAGGCGGTGGCGCAATGGATGTGGACGGAGGCGATGGGCTTGTTGGCTCCGTCGGACTTGCGCGGATCCCGGTCGGTGCGGGGGAGAATGCAGTGGAGGATTTTCTCGGAGGGCTTGTCGCGGGTCTGGGCGTCGTCGGCGAGCTTGCGGACGACGGGCGGGCAGGTGTCCTTGAATTGTTCGAGGAGTTGGGCCGGGGTGCGGTAGGCGGTGCGGAAGACGGTATCGACCTCGTCCAGGGAGTTCTCGGCGACGGAGAAGGTGCCGACTGGGAGGGAACGGAAGTGGAGGCCGCGGCCGTTGGCTCCGGCGGTGACTTCGAGGGCGGAGAGGCCGAAGCAACCGCGCATTTCGTAACACTCATAGGCGCGGTTGTAGAAGTTCGAGGTGCCGAGGAGGGTGATGAGCCGCTCGGTGCAAGCGGCATACCAGTTGAGGGCCTGCTGGTTCTCGGCGAGGCGGGCGGGGGGGCGGAGGACGAACCAGCGTCCGCCCATGGGAGTGATGCGCGCGGCCTGGCCGGTGGCGAGGATGCGCAGGGAGCGCATGGCGGTGCCGTCGGAGTTTTCCGCCACGCGTTTTCGGCCGCGGTCTTCGTGGACGACGGGTGCGTTCCGCGCGTGATAGACGGAGGAGAGGCGCGGGAGGCAGACGCGGGCGAGTTCCTCCCAGATGGAGGTTTGCGTGTCCCGCAGGGTGTCGAGGGCGGAAGCGCGGTCGATGAGGCGTTGGGCGTCCATCAGCCGAGGGTGGTTTTGCCGGAGGGCGGGGCGAGGATGGTATCCGAAAACGAGTAGCGCTTGCCCTGTCGGCGGCGCTCCTCAAGATCGGCGGCGGCTTTCTCAGGGCCGGTGGCGGAAACCGGCGGCGGGGGAAGTGGTGGCGGCGGCGGCGCTTTGGGTGAGTTCATCGAGGCGGCGGATGCGGAGTTGTTCCGATCCGCGCCGGCAGTAGGAGACGTAGGGCAGCGGATCGAGGGTGGCGCATGTGAGCAGGTGCCGGAGGTTTCCGGCGGCAAGCCAGATGTTCCAGCAATCGCAGTCCGCGGGGGAGTGAAGCGGGGAAGAGGGGAGGAGGAGATGATCTGAGGCGGGCGCGCTCGCGGGCAGGCGGCGGGCGAGGAGGAAGGCGTCAGGCGTGGAGACGAGCGCGCCGTGGTGGAGGAACCAGGTGAGGAGGTCGTTCCACTGAATGGCGGGCGGGCCTTGGGAGTGCCAAGCGTGGTGGGCGCGGAGGTAGGGGGACATGAGTGATCAGTGATCAGTGGAAGAGGCGGCGAGGCGGGCGATCCATGGTTTGAGGTGTTCTTCGATTTGCTCCGTGGTGCATGCGGCGAAGGTGCCGCGCATGACGTTGATGCGGATCATGGCAATGAGTTCACCGGCGAGACCGGCGAGTTTGTCGCGCTGGGCGCGCGCCTCGGCCAGTTCCCGTGCGAACCTGTGGGATGACCTCTCATTTACGTGGGCGGTCTCGATCGCCTCGGCAAGCTCGCGCCTGAGTTTGCACATTGGACGCTGGCATTCCGGGTGGCAGGAGTGGATTCCGGACCAGTCGAGCCGCTCGATCTCGGCTTTCGCCTCGGTAAGCTCGCGTTCAAGCTGCTCGATGCGTTTTGCTGCCGGGGAGTTTGTGGATTCGACGGCTTCGGCAAATTCGTCCTCTGCTTCTTTGCATGTCATGGTTTTATCTGCGGAGTCCTCCGCGGGTTTGGGGTTTGGGTCGGGCGGTGGTGGATTCGGCGAAGGCGTGGATGAGTCCGCGGCGGTGGGCTTCGGCGAAGGTGCGGAAGGCGTCGGCGGAGTGGGAGAATAGGTCGTGCTTGGGCATCTCGCGGAGGCGCATGCCGGCGGCGGGGGAGGTGTCCTTGGAATAGCCTTCCAGGCAGGCGACGCCAGAGGGGAAGTCTTCCTGGGAATCGGATGGGGAGTGGGGCGATCCGTCGCGGTTGCGGGGCGTGTCGCAGTGCGTGGCGTGGAACCAGCAGTGGGGGAGGACGTCGCGGACGTAGCCGATGCCGAGCCAGATGTCAGGCGTGCGGGGGACGATGCGGAGGTTGGGCAGGCCGGCCTTGCCGAGGGTCTCGGCGTAGGAGAGTCCGGTGCCGCGGTCGCGGGTGTTGGCATCGTGGGGCAGGAAATGGGCGGCGATGGGTTTTTTCCATTTCCGTTCCCATAGTATCATGCGATCGGGCATGACGGAGCCGGGGAGGCCTTCGGCTTCAAACCAGTCGAGGACAAGGATGGCGCGGGGGAGGGGTTGGATGAGCCAGACGGCGGTGTAGTCGGAGAGGCCGATGTCCCAGAAAGTGAAGATGGGGTGGGAGGCTTCGAGGCCGAAGTCGCGGATGCGGCCGGCGGCGCGGAGGTTGGCCATTTCCGTTCCGTAGATGGCTCCCTCGGCGATGGCTTCGAAGGCTTCGCCGGGAGTGGTGGGGAATTCCTTTTTCATGCCGTGGCCCTGTTCCTGGTGCTTGTGGTCATACCAGAGTTTTTGCTCGGGGGTGAAGTGGAGGCCGGCGGATTCGTGGCGGGCGAAGTATTCGACCATCTCGGGGCGTAGCTTGTGGCCGGCGGCAGGGAGGACGTAGCGGGGATCCTGATACCAGGGGTAGAAGTGGAAACGGGATTGGATGGGGGAAAGGTTGCCGGAGTCCAGTTTCATGCAGGCCTGGAGGAGGCGGTAGTGTTCGCCGTTTTTGCCTCCTTCGTGGGTGCTCTCGATGTTGCGGACGTTGCCGGGGGTGATGGCGTTGAAGGCACCGTTGATGATTTCCCGGGCCTTGATGGGGGCCCAGATGGAGGTTTTCCCTAATTCCGAGATGTGTAGGCGCTGGGGGGTGGAACCACGGAGGGAGGTGGAGCAGCGGGCTTTGGAACCGTTGGCGAATTCGAGGCGGCGGGTGGAGGCGGTGAGGAGCGGAACGGCCTGCTTGATGGCGCGGCCGATGCGCCAGGTGTCGGGGTGGATTTCGGGATCGTCGAGGTGGTCGTAGGCGAGGCGCATCATGGCGAGCTTTTGCTCGGCGTCCTCGATGGTGTAGTCGATAATGCCGGCGGAGAGGCCGGGAGTGAATAGGAGGTCATCGAGGTAGATGATTTCGAGGAAGGTGGAGAAGCCGAGTTTGCGGGCCTTGAGGACATGGTTGCAAAACCAGTAGGCGTTGTAGAAGGCGCGCTGGGCGATATTGGGGCGGAAGGGCGCGAGGTTGCCGTCGGCGTCCCGGATGGTGTAGAGGTTTTGGAGACGCCAGGCGCGTGAGGCGAGCGGGGTGTTGGTGAGAAGCGAGGTCAAACCGCGACGGGAAAAGGAATGATGGACGGCGGCGGGCAATCAAGCGGAGTGGGCAATGCGCGCGCGCCGGTGGCGTGGGTGTAAATCTCGGTGGTGGAAAGGTGGGTGTGGCCGAGGTGTTCCTGGATGCTGCGGAGGTCCACTCCGCGATGGAGGAGGGCGGTGGCGTTTGAGTGGCGGAAGGTGTGGAGTGTGACGCGCTTGGTGATGCCGGCGGAGCATGCCGCGGCGCGCACGGCGCGGGCAAGGTGATCCTCGGTGGCGTGCCAGCGTTCGCCATTGCGGACGCGGTTGGAGGGGAAGAGCCAATACCAGGGCAGGGTGCCGAAGGTGGCACGGCCAAGTTTTTTCATCAGCGATGGCTCCGGGCTAGGGGCGATGATGCCGGCGCGGTGGTCGTCCTGCCAGAGGTGGGTGACGCGGCGGATGTGATCGGCGAGGGAGGGAAGGATGGTTTGCGGGATGCGGACGGTGCGGGATTTCCCGCCCTTGTCGAAGCGGAAGGTGACGAGGCCGGTGGCGAGGTCGATGTCCTTGAGACGGAGGGTGAGCATGGCGTTGATGCGGGAGCCTGTGCCGTAGAGGAATTCGGCTTGGAGGCGGCGGAGGCCGGAGAGGCGGTCGATGATGGCAATGGCCTCGGCATGGGTAAGCCAGGTGGGTTGATTGCGGTGGCGAGAGACGGCGGGGATGTCGAGGCGGCCGGGATCGCGGTGGAGGACCTGTTTCTCGAAGAAAACGAGGGCGTTGAGCGCTTGCTTGACGGACTTGGGAGAGACGCGATCGGGACCGGCGGCAAGGAGGTGAAGGTAGGATT